TTCAGGTTCTAGTCCGGATTAACTGGGTGAGGGTTCAAGTCCCTTCAACTGCAGCCAAAGCATTGATTCTACTACAAAATCAGTGCTTTTTTATTATCTAAAATCACGTCAAATCCTTCAAGACACGTGCTAGATTATGGTGGTATTTTGAACCTAATCGTACACGTATCAAGAAAGGATAAAATGGTGATTATCATGAAAAAAATTTCTATGTCAAATGATGCAGATTTTACAGTAGACGAACTATTTCAAGTTTACATTAAAAAGTGCATTATTAGAAATCTATCGGAACAAACAATCAAAGGCTATAAGGTACATTATCATGTCTTTGAACGGTTCATCCATGGCACAACTCTCATTAAAAACATTAACAGCGATACAATTGATAACTTTATTCTCTACCTAAGGGAAAACCATAATTGTAATGATATTACAATTAACTCTTATTTGCGTTCCATTCGTGCTTTTCTATATTTTTGTATGAGAGGTGGTTATCTTGACGAATTTAAAATCCATATTCCGAAGGTAGATAAGAAGATTAAGCCAACTTATACCGATGCGGAATTAAGATTGCTGCTAAAGAAACCAGACCTAAAGAATTGTGAATTTAAGGAATATCAGATGTGGGTATTCTCTAATTATCTTCTTGCTACGGGAAACAGAATATCTTCCGTATTAAACATTAGGATAAAGGATTTGGATTTTAATAATAGCCTTATTAATGTAAATAAAATGAAGAATAGGAAAGCACAGATAATTCCTATGTCAAGAACTTTATCAAATATATTACAGGAATATTTGATTATTCGTAAAGGTGAACCAGAGGATTATGTATTTTGCACAGTAACAGGGGAAAAGGCAAGTATAAGAAGTTATCAAGATGCCCTTGCTTATTACAATCATTCAAGGGGAGTAGCAAAAACTTCTGCTCACCTATATAGGCATACATTTGCAAAGAAATGGATATTAAATGGTGGAGACATATTCAGATTACAGAAAATGCTCGGTCATTCTGATTTAACCGTTGTAAAAGAATATGTCAATATGTTTTCCAATGAATTATCCATTGACTTTGACAAATTCAATCCACTTGATAATCTGGGACTTAACCAGAAAAAGAATACTATCAAGATGGGAGATAAATAGCATGAAGCGAAAATATTTCCTAACACAAGCACAGATAAGGCAGATAGTAAAACATTATGGTGGCTTTTATAGGTATCAATATAATCCTAATGTAAAGAATGAATATGATAGATTATATCTTTGCCAGAAGTCAAATAAGTACTTATGGTTATGTATCTTTTATAACTATAAAAAAGACTTAATAGAGGTTACTCTAACAAATGATACAGGACTGATTATTCAAAGGGATAATTGGATCAATAAAGATAATGAAGTAAAATATATAACTGAATATAGCGTGATACAAGCCACTTTATAACAAAAATAAAAGTTAAGACTAGTTCATTTCAAAGTTAGAATCGCTGTAAGCCTTGATTCTGTTGGCTTTCAGTGACTCTCATGAAATTCTGGTTATTGATAAGATATACTATAAGTATTGATTCTACTGGGTTTGAGTGCAATATTGCTCGTTTGCCTACTAGGGAAAGGAATAGTTATGAATACAATTCAAAAACAATTTAGTGATGCCCTTAAACGTGAAGGGAAAATCATCACAACTTATTATACATCTGAGTCGGTGAAATGCCTTTTCAGAATAAACAATGACAATAACAATACAACTAATCATATTACAATATTTTATGATATAACTGCCCCAATTAAACAAGGACAATTACTAACATATGGTGGTAAGAATTATATCACCTTAAATCAAGAATCAGTTGAAAATGATACATATTATAAATCAGCACTATTAGAATGCAATTTGCTATTGCCAGTAATCAATAATTCTAAGAGATATGATATTCCTTGCTATATGTATAATCTTACTTCTCCTACAGTAATTGAAAATAATGTAATTACAACATTAGATGGTAAAGGTGAGATAATTACTGAAAGTACAGAAATGATTAAGAATATAGATATTAGTGGTAAAAACATAGTTAATATTATTGGTGGTTGGTATAAGGTACAGAATACTTATAACATAGGTGGGATTTCCCATGTATTTATTGAAAGAGATGTAAAGCCAGCAGATGTATATTCATTTACTTTGACTTCTGATGCAAATTCTTATATTGAGGGTTCAACTACTCAATTGACTGCAAGTGCAAGTAAGAATTATACAGAAGATACTACTGCAACTATAACCTATTCAACTTCTGATGAAAAAATTGCCACAGTAGATAGCACAGGATTAGTAACATTTATTTCTATTGGTAATGTGATTATTACTGCAACATGGACTGAACAAACATTAACTGATTCAGTAAGTTTATCCGTTGTAGCAGACCCCAATGCACCTGCTTATACATTCAAACTAATTTGTAGTAATCCTAGTAATGAAATTACTTTGGGTAGTTCTTTTTATATAACATTTACACCAACATTGATGAATGGCAGTACACCAGTAACATTTACACCAGTATGGACTTTTAATTATAATGGTATGTCACAATCTGATTTTACCATTACTTATGATGGTATTTTGTGTAAGATTAAGGTTGCAGAGAATTACGATATTATAGGAAACACTTTGAGAGTTATTTGTACAACAGATGATGGAAAATATTCTGCATTTATTGATGCTATGCTTGTAATTTAATTTATTATAAACCATTTTAAGAGGGTTTAAGTTGTAGCCATACAATTTACCCTCTTATGGTTTTAAATGGCTAGAAAAGATGAATAGACGATAAGATATAGTTGTGAATCATGTAGTACTTATCAACCCATCGGCACTAAAACCATCACATGTATTGACTGTGGTGAGGAAGTTGAGGTAGATGGTATAGTTAAGAATAAAAAACGTTGTGATAAATGTCAAAAAATATATATAAGAAAATTGAAAACTGAAAAACAAAGGGAGTATAGGCAGAATAAATGATTTTGTGGAACTCTTTATTTCAAAGTTAAAATTGCTGTAAGCCTTGTGGTTAGTAGGTTTGAGCCACCTCCAACAATGGGTATTCTGTAACTAAAAATGCTACAAGCCTTGATTACACTAGCTTTAAGCCACTTTTTGCTCGTTTGCCTACAAGGGAAGAATTACCTAATATACAAAGTTAGAGGTATTCTTATGTGGGCATAGGGAAACTTGTGCCCTTTATTTTTATCAAACAACATATATAACTAAAACTATCCAATGTATTGATTGTGGTGAGGAAGTTGAGGTGGATGCTAAAGATAATAAAACTGAACGATGTGAAGAATGTCAACATGAAAGAGATAAGCTTAGAAAACGGGAATGGAAACAAAATAATCGTGAGAAATATTTAAAAAAGTAGACGTAACAATTCTAAAGTTAAAATCGCTGAAAGCCTTGTGGTTAGTGGGTTTGCTTAATTTTCATCAAATTTTATAAATCCACAAAAGTGGCTTAAACCCAGTGTTTATGCACATTACAGCGATTTTGAGATAAAAACATAAAGGGGAAGGACAAAAAGTGTAAATATAATTTAAAAAAGAACATCAAACAGTCTAATTTATATCAAACAAAAATCTGGACAGACCAAATAAAAAGTTAATTGCTTTCAAGTCCAGTATTTTCAACGGTTACAGAAGTTACGATAGATTTGCTTATATGATAAGAAATATCATTTTTATTTTTTAAGCAAATTTCTTGCATAAGTTAATAATCCACCTTCAGCAAGTGGTTTATTATAGATATTATTTAATCTTATTCATTTTTAATAAAGGGGGTTAGAAATAACCTCCCTACCTCCAATAACTAACTTTAGTCCGTTTTGGACTAAGGTTTTTTATATATTAACTATTAACAATCACTTAGGGGCAATCCAATGAACTCACAGAGGGCAAAGGTAAGCAACTAGAAAGAAGGTACACTATGGATTTTACAGAATTAGGTTTAACACCAGAACAAATTGAAACAGTAAATAAGGCAATTCAATCTGAAACTGATAAGGTAAGGACTGATTACAGTACGAAACTTAAAGAGGTTAAAGGTGAATTAGCAAAGTATAAGCCAGTAGATAAATCTGATGTAGAAAAGCAATTGGAATTAAAGCAGAAAGAGTTAGAAGATAAGGAAAAAGAACTTGCTAATAAAGAATTATCCTATACAGTCAAAGAGAAATTATCTGCAAAAGGTTTACCATCTGAATTGGCAAAGTATATTAATGTTGGTGATGATGTTGATGCAACTATTGAGGAGTTAGGGGGTACTCTTAACAACTACTTTCTCAACGGCACATACAAGCCATCTAATCACACCAAAAATGAAGGAGTTACCAAAGAACAGTTCAAAAAGATGTCATATATTGAACGTGCTAAACTTTTGGAAACATCTCCAGAACTTTATAAAGCATTAAGCAAATAACTTGTGACTTTCTATTATGGGAAGTCCTTTTTTATTGTCCAAAATTGAAAGGAATGGTGTAATTGAATGGATTTATCAGTAATTCAAACTTTAATCACCACTCTAGGATTTCCTATTGTATGCGTACTTGCAATGGGTTGGTTCATATCTAAAACATGGAATCAATCCCAAGAACAAAATAAGCAGAGAGAGGATAAACTCTATGAGGTGGTTAGTAAGGCACAGGCACAAAATGAAAGATTATCAATGACAAATTCAGAATTTGTAAAGGTATTAAATGATTATAAAACTGATCTAGAAACTATTAAAAATGATGTCAAAGAAATTAAGACACAATTTAACTAATAACAATTATGAAAGATGAGGTAATAAATTATGGGAAATACAGTTAATCAAAACGTAATCGTACCAGAAGTGTATGCAGAATTAGTAAGAGAAAAAGTTGCAGGTAAAGTTATGGTTGCTCAAGCTTGTAAAGTTTTAGGTGATTTAAAAGGTAAAGTAGGGGAAACTTTAACAATGCCTAAATGGTCTTATATTGGTGATGCAAAAGATATTGTTCTAGGTACACCTATGGAAGCAACTAATATGAAACAGACAAGCACTACTGCAACAATTAAAATGATTGCTGCACCTGCTATCAGTTAATGATTATGATGATGTAGTAGAACTTGGAAGTGCTTTAGATGAGGCATCCAAACAACAGAGTACATCTATTGCTAGAAAGCTTGATATTGATGCTATTACAGAAGGTAAAAAGACAGTTTTACAGAAAGCATTAGCAACTAAAAACACTGTTACTTTTGATGAAATGAACGCAATTCTAGGCTTATATGGTGATGATGCAAATGCTAATGATTTTGAGTTTATCGCTATTCATAGTGCATTTATTCCTTCATTCTTAAAGATGGATGGATTCGTAAGTGCAGAGGTTACATTTACTGCACAGGGTAATGGTATTCAGTTAAATAATCTTTTAGGATATTTCAGAGGTATTGCAGTAGTTGTATCTGACAGATTATATGATAATACTAATACAGAAGGATTTATCCTTGTAATTAAGAAGGATTCTATCGGTTTAATTCCTAAGGAATCTCCATTTACAGAAGTTGCAAGGGATGCATCTACTAGAACTAATACAATCTTTACTTCTCAATATTATGCTATGGCTCTTATTGATGATGCAGGAGTTGTATTAGCACAGACAGTTCTTCCAGAAATTGCATAAGTAAATAGTTACATAAATTTAGGGGGTACTATTATGGTATCCCCTATTTCTAAGAAAGGGGTAATTATGTTAAGTGGTGATAAATTAAAATTTCTAAGAATATTTCATAACATAACACAAATGAAAATGGCTGAATATATTGGCAAGTCAGATAGATGGGTTAGGAAAATTGAATCGGGTGATGAAATACCAACAGAAGAAGTTTATCTTGATTGGGTAAATGCTTGCTATGGAAGAATAAAAAAACATGAGAAAGTTGAAAGTCCAAAAGTGGACAGTGAAAAGAAAGAAGTTAAGCCTAAAAAGAAAACAACAACTAAAAAGAAATAAATTTTTATGCAACAAAATTGAAAGTGGTGAGATAAGTGACAGGGCAAGAATTTCGCAAGTGGCGAAGAGAAAGGGAAATAACTCAACAAGTAGTGGCTAACTATTGTGATATTAATAAGTCAACTATTTGCAGATGGGAAAAGGATTTAATTAATTTAAGAGAATATATCTATTTAAGAGTAATTGACTATGTATCAAAAACTAAATAAATAGAAAGAAGGTAACTATTAACATTGATAAAAGCAATCATGCAGAAAGTGGGAAAAGGTGAACTTAGGAATGAGATTATATTCTCATAATAAGTTATCTTTCAATTATCGAATGAGGTTATATTTCATTCCGATATATTATGAAAGCAAACTACAAAGAAATATTACCACAATGGTGTAAAGACACTAAGCAATATGATTTAATTTTAACAGATGATATTGATAGTTTATTATCATGTGCAATATTAGAACTTATTAAAGGTTGGGAAATAAAATATTGTATGCTATTTAAAGCAGACGAGAATGAACTATATGATTATATGGGTGTAACCAGTAATGCAACAAATGAAACAGTCGGAGTTGACCTTGCATTACATAAAGGAAAGAGTTTTGATAATCATTTATCTAGGCTTGATGAATTAGATCCAGTCAATGAGGAATGTATTAATCTGAATTTTATTAAAGATGTTACAAGAAAGAACTATTTCAAGAAATACAATTTATCTACAGTATTATTATTGTGGGGATTATATGATTTACCAATTCCAGAGAGTGAAGAAGGTAAAATGATATTACTTACTATTGATAGTTCTTATTATAGTCATTTCAGTAGGTATCAGAACGATAGAGAAATGAATAAATTCTATATGTGTGATGTGCTAGGCTTAAATGAACTATATGAGTGCCAGTTAAGACATAAGCAATATGAATTTAAGGATATTGAGAAGAAATTCAAGCTTAATAAAAAGATAACAGTAAGAAGTAAAGGTATCTTATCTACTGATATTGATTTATTAGGTATTAATCTTGAGATTGGACTAGATACAAAAGTATGGTGTGTATTACCAGAAGAACCATTTTCACTACATAAGAAATTTAGAGATATTCAAGTACCTATAACAAGAAGAACAACTAAAATATCGGATATAACAGAGAATCCTTATTCAGTCGCTTTGACTAATAGGGATTTTTTGTGTTATTCAGAAGAAATTACAGAAAGTGAGGAAAAGTAATGTTATTAAAAGATGAAAATAAAGATGCTATTGTAATATTTAGTGGTAGAGTAGCAAGGGAATTATTAAGAAGAGGTTATACAATAATTGATGTAAAGCCAGATAGGACAAATAAGATTAGAACAGTATTTGTATTTAGATATGAGGGTAATTTTGATAAGGATTTATCAGATATTGCCTATGATAAAAATGGTGAAATGTTTTAATTCTCATAGCACAAAATTGAGCCACCAACTTAATAATAATATCAATGAGGGTGTGAACAAAATGTTCATGCCTTTTTTGATGCCATAAAACACAGATAAGGAGTAATAATGATAGTAAAATTAATGTTAGATACAAAGAAATTTGATAATAAGCCAACTGGATATGAAACAGGAGCATTGCAGAAAAGGATATCACAAACTGAAATAGAGATTGAGGATTTAGCAATTGGATTATGTAATGGTATGACTTGTAAGCCAGCGTTATTAAATGGTACTAAGTCAGTGGATTGGATTCAACAACAAGTATTTACACTTGACTTTGACCATGATACAACTATTAAAAGGGAATTAGATAATTGTAATAGATTAGGAATTACACCAGTATTCGGATATACATCATTTAGTCATAGTGAAGAAGAACACCATTTTAGATTAGTATTTGTCACTGATGAAGTTATTACAGATGTAGATAAGAGGAATAAGTTACAGATTACATTGATTAAGACATTTGATAAGTCCGATAAGGTAACGTTTGATTGCACTAGAATCTTTTATGGTGGTAAGGGTAAATCCCCTATTCAACCTAATTATGATGCTAGGATTAATGCTGATGATATTATTGCTAAGTATTATAAAGAGGAATATGACGTTTCTAAGCCAGTTAAAAACAATAAGAAAAAGGTAATAAGTAAAGTTACTACCTTGAATGATGATTATATGAATAATGTCAATGCAATTAAAGAGTTAGATGTTGATAGATTAAGGAGTTTAATAACACCACAACTGAAAGGTGATAGTAATAAAGAATATACTCTTCTATCTCTATCACTTTCCAGTAAGAATAATCATCAAGAACTAAAAGATGACCCTAATAAAGAATATACTCTTCTATCAGGGTCACATTACAGTTTACCATTTAATAATGAGAACGATTTATACAACTATATTAATAGTATTGATTTATGTGATTTTCTAAATATAGATGAGGGATATGCTATTAATTGTATATTACCTAATCATGAAGATAATGAACCTTCTGCTTACATATGGAGAACACAAGATGGTACACAAATATATAAGTGCTTTGGGTGTGGTAAGGCATTAACTATAATTGGATTAGTGGAAGAATTAGCACAATGTAAGAGAAGTAAAGCAATAGAATTTATTAAATCAGTATATGGAATCGTTTTAAAAGAATCTGATTGGATAGTAGAGCAGAAAGAGATTATGCGACAAAATGCACTTTATCTTGATACAGAAGAATTTAAGATACAATTTCCTAATATATCAAAACTAATTAGAACTAGGAAAGTACATTTAAAAATGATGCTTATTTACTTTTCGCAATTTATTACTGATGATGTAAAGGTAGATGGAAAACCATTGTTCTTTAGTGGATATTCAAAACTAATGGAAGTATGTGGTATAAAGGGAAGTCGTACTAGATTATCTCAATCTTTAACTTTATTTATATTACTTAATATGCTAGATAAAGTTGAGTTAGATAAAATTCCAGAGAAAGAATTAAATAAAGCAAAGTCAATAAGTGCTAAATATGGCTTTAAGAAACTAACTAACTTTTATCAGTTTGAGGAATATGGTTGCATGACATTAAAGGATAGTGAGAATATAGCAAAGAGCTTAATTGATAATAATATATCCCTAAAAGGTCTAAGCAGAGAATATGTATTGCGTACCTTTGGAACTGAACTTGCTGATAAGGTATATCCACAATATAAGTATGAAAATAAACGTGGTACAAGCAATAAGTCAGATGATTTCACATTAAGAATTAGTGAGTATATTCTTGAAACTATTAAAAAAAAAAGATATATACTGGAAAAAGATGTAAAGGTAAATGGTAAAGTTGAAACTCAATGGAAAAAATCTATTCAAGAGATATTAGATAACTATGGATTGGTAAGAGTGAGAGCAAGTAAGGTAAACAAAGAGAAATATAACTTACCTGCTGATATACCCTATCAATCTTTTGTTATTTGTAGAGATAACTAACACATAGAAAGTGAGGACTTAATAATGGAATCAAAATATTACATAGTTTTAATTAGAACTGCTGATGGTAAAGAATATAATATATGCTTAGATACAGATAGATTTAATAGTGTAATAACGAATTTAAAAGATGAAACTAAAACTATTATTGATGTTGGTTGTGGTTTCTTCTTTAAGAATACAATGACTTTATTCAAGATAATAAAAGTAACTGATAAAACGGTAGCATTTGAAAATAAATAACAACAGAAAGTGAGGATTTAATAATGGAAAATAATAATTATAATGTGGCAGAAAAAGATGGTATTTTAGTTAAACAGAAGATAGATAAGGGTATGATGAATTTACATAACAAGTCATTCATGGAATTAAATAAGGATGAATTACATAGGGAAATTGATTACCTATGGGGGCAGTATGACTTTGTATCTCAAAGCGAAGAATTACCTCATGATTACAAGATTAAGAAAGCAAATTATATATGGGATGAAATAGATATTATGACAACTAGATATCTTTCCCTAAATCTAAAAAGTATTACTAAAAACATGGATAATATATCTGATGAGATGAGGGAGATGAGAAAAGAATGGCAAGAACAGAGAGTATAAATCAGAAGTTGCAAAAGATTGTGCCTAAATACATAGCAAACTTTATCATATGGTATTATACCCCAGAAGATAAGAGGTGTCCTTTTAAAGAGTTTATGCCATATGAACCTAATGTAAAAGGTAAGAGTTTAGATGATTGTAAGGAATGGCTTACTAGGGAGGATTCTATTGAGGCTATTAAGACTTATCATAAGCATATGAAAGATTATAACCTTATGCAATTATATGAAAGTATGTTAGATAAAGCAATTAAGGGTGATGTGAATGCTGCAAAGTGGGTAGAATCCTTTTCTAATGGTGATTTCTTTAATGATGAAACAGATGAAATGGACAATTTCTTAAAGAATGTGAATATCCCTGCCTTGAAAGGTAAAGGTGATAAACGTGGCACTAAGCAAAGAAAGTAAAGAGAAACTTGCTTATCTATGGCAAGATGAAAATAAAATAGATTGGATAGAAACATTTATTCAGATTGCAAATAAAGAGGGGGATATTGTACCTTTTATATTGACTGATGAACAAAGATATTTTGTGGATAATTTAGATAAAGATAATATAGTGCTTAAAAGTAGACAGTTAGGGCTATCGTCAGTGACGGTGGCTCTTTCCATTCGTGCTTGTATAGTGAATGATAATACAACAAGTGTACTAATATCTCATAATCAAACAAGTACAAATTCAATCTTTGATAAATTAAAGCAACAATTTTATTCATTACCAGAGTTTATAAGACCAGATTTATTGACGAACAATAGACAGGAATTATCATTTACAAATGGTAGTAAGATTACTTGTATGACAGCAGGTAATAAAGATTTACTTAGAGGTGAAACTGTAAATGGTGTAATTCACTTATCAGAATTTGCTTTCTGGAAAAATTCAGAGAAACAAATGAAAGCAATCAGTCAAGCAGTATCTGAGAGTGGAATTATTGTAATTGAATCTACTGCAAATGGCTTTAATAAATTTAGTGAAACATATTATCAAGCAAAGAATGGTGAGAATACATATAAGCCATTCTTTTTTAATTGGATAAAAGGTAAAGCTTTATTTAAAAATCAATATAAACAAGCAGTAGATAGATATAAGGCTATTCATGGCGAAAAATTACGCTATGAGAATTTAGATGTAGATGAAATTGAGTTATATGATTTGGGTGCATCACTAGATCAGATTACATGGAGAAGGCAAAAGATAGCGACTGATGGATTAGAAACTTTTAAGGTTGAATTTCCTTCCACTGATGATGAGTGCTTTCTTACTACTGGACAACAATTATTTGATAGTAAGAGAATTGATAATTCTATTAAGGCGATTATTAAAGATAAGATTACATACATAGCGAAAGATAAGATAGTAGGATTGCCTAGTATATTACAAAATTTATATCCTAAGTCATTACAAATATTCTCAACCCCCAAAATTGGGGAGAAGTATTATATTGGTGTAGATTGTAGCGAGGGTATAGGCAAGGATTATTCAACTGCCATTGTACTTAATATAGATGGTGAGCAAGTGGCACAATTAAAGAATAATCAATTAAAACCTTATCAGTTAGCAGATGTAATAGATGCTTTAGGTAGATATTATAATAAGGCATTATTGACGGTTGAGAAAGCATCGGGCGGACATAGTGTCATTATGAGATTACGTCAGGACAAACATTACATGAACATGACTAAGTATAAGACTTATGATGAATTTAATCGTGCAATATGGAGAGTTGGTTTTGATACGAATAATAAGACAAAGAGTATTATTGTCAATGATGCTAGAGAATGGTTTGAAAAGGGATTAGTTCAGATTAAGAGTAGAGATATATTAGATGAAATGAAAGTTTATGTATCTAATGATAAGGGTGGCATGGGTGCTATTACTGGACAACATGATGATTTAGTAATGGGATTATGTCTTGCTATTGTTGGTATGAAAAATGGAGTGTGGTATCCTTTTTGATAAGTTCATTTGAACTAAACACAAAATTGGGTTGAGTGAAGTGTATATACACTTTAGTGGGTGGATTTTTACTTGCCAGAAGTCTAAGTGAAACAGATTAACTTAGGTTCTAGGTAACCATGAGTTACCTTCAGATTGAGGGAGAGATGCTTTCTTCAAAGTAAAGATAACAATTCAAGTAAAAAGAATTGATTATTAGTGTTAAATCGTTGGTTATAGGCACTTAAACTAAGTAAGGGTAAACTTATAAGCCTTTACTTTTTTAGTGCCTTAAAACCTTAAATAGAAAGGGGTATATAATGAATATAGAACAATATAAGATGACATTTGATAATCCTGCTTTATGGTTTGTGGAAGAAGTTAAAAAGGGTTATCATGTGAATAGAATATCTAAGGTAATTGAAAATAGAAATTATCTAGGTGGACAACATAAAGTATTAACAAGGGAAGATGCAAAGTATAAGGGTAAGGAATTAATTACAAGAAAAACGATTATCAATTATGCTAAGACAGTGCTTAATTTCCATAGTACATATTTATTAGGTAAGCCAGTATCATTGACAGGTGATGAAGAAATTACAAAGACATTTAGTGATATATATAAGTTAGGATTATATAATACAGTTGATTATCAGATATTAGATAGGGTTAATAAGTTTGGTGATGCTTATGAATTAGTATATGTAGACAATGGTATTATTAAGAGTAAGGTATTAGATAGTGGGGATTGCTACCCAGTATATGATGATAATGGAGAGTACATTTCCTTTATTGAATATTGGACTGATGCTTATTCTGGTATTAGTTATTATAATGTCTACTATCCTACTTATGTTGAGTATTGGAGTAATGAGGGTGGGGAAGAATATCTAATTGATACAAAGATTAATGTGTGTGGATTACCTATTCATTACCATAACTTTAATGATAATGATTACTATTATGGTGAAAGTATTCTTGTAGATATTAAACCATTGTTAGATGAGTTGGAAGATATATTAAGTAAGATGGGTGATGCTATTTATGTGAATAGTTTAAATCCTATGAGTGTGGCTATAGGGCAAAGGATAGAGAGTTCAATTCCTGCTGATGCTACTGGTTATGTATTGAATTTAGATAATGGTGATTATAAAGTAGTTAGTACTATGATGGATTATAATACTATTAAGTTATATCTTGATAATGTAAAACAATTCCTTAATGATATTGCTTGTATTCCTAGTGTATTAGGTAGTAGTACAAATGTTGCTAATGTCAGTGAGGTAAGCTTGAAGATGCTATTTCACATGGCTAATATTAAGGCTATGGAAACAGAGAAATGGCTTAATGTTGGTATGCAAGAGAGGTTTAAGAAGTTCAAGCAGATACTTAATATGCAAGGTATTAAGGTTGATGGTGAAGTTGAGGTTGAATATAATTTGAGTATTCCAGTTGCAACAGATGAAGTGGTTAAGAATTTACAAGTGATGAGGGAGATGGGTGCTATTTCTATTGATACTATCATGGAGAAGAGTGCGTTGATTGGTGATGTTAGTGTGGAAAAGGATAGATTGAGAAGTGAGAGTGTAGTGCTAAATGATAATGGTTCTCATTTGGCGGAATAATAATAGGAATGATTACTGATATTAGAATGAAATTATTCATACATAGTTGAGCAACTGTTCATCTGTTTACACGTTTCTGTTCTACTGTTCTACTGTTTACATAAATAGGCAATAAAATAAGCCATCTGATTAGGTGAATATCTAGTCATTTGGCTTGAATATTGTGTATATATATGCAATAAAAGAGTTCTTTTATGTGAATTTATGCATTATATTATACATTCTGTTCATGGTACTAGGAACAATTGTTCGGTAGTGTTTAGGTAAAGTGGCTCAAACCTAGTGTTTACAAGGGTTGTAGCGATTGTTTACATATATTGGACTATTCGTGAAACAGTTGTTTAACAAATAGTTAGTGATTTTAAGCCTTATATTCGCTATTGTACTCTAGATACCCTGGATACCATTTAAATGCCTTTTTAAAGATATTGATGGAACACCCATATACCTATACTGCTTTAATATATTAAAAGCCTTATATGAGCATATAACAGTATAAACAAATATAATAATATATAAATAATAAAACGGTATGAAATAAAAGCTTGACATGAGCCTCCACGGCTTATAATGAAAATGGCATAAACGGAAAAGCAGGCGCACAGGTGCGCTTGCCATTCCGGCATAACAAGCCTATCACAAGCCGCCCTCATGTAAAGCTTTTTTTTCATAACAACCGTTCCCAATAAATAATATAATTGTAAATTATAAATATATGAAAATATAAAATATAAAATATATATGTATTATATAGAATATATATATGAAATATATATACCTAGTAAAATCAATACTTTAAAACAATTATAAAAAGTGTTAGAAGTGCGCCAAGGTAATATTAACCTTGGCGCTACAATCTTCCATACTACCCTCTTTTTATTAATTTTTATCATTTTGTCCGGAAAAGTGATATTATGTCTAGTTAGCGCTACGCACTTTCGGTATCATTTGAAACTTTCTCCGGTATATACAGCAGACCTTACGAAGTGGCTCTGCAGGTCTTAAGCAAGACTAAACGATACCCAGTAAACTACCGCTCCGCTCCTCTCCGTTATATAAATATTATCGACATAATCAAATTACGTTCCACTCCGCTTTCGTTAAACAACTCATTTATCAAATACTTGCTGACAGGCCGAATACGGACGGGAGAATTAATGTATTCGTCCAGCAAGTACCGCTTCCTTGAATTCCTCCGAAATACGCTTTTGATAAACTCGAACCCATGTTTTGCGAATAGTTGAATCGAGTTGAGTTTGGTATTCCATGATTATACCTAAGTGAATGTAGTACATATGTTCGTTACCCCTCTTGGGAAATGTGCCTGCTATCTAATCACTATTTACCCCACAGTAAAATTTAAGCCTATTATTAAGTATAAATTAAGTACAAAATCAATAACTTAATTCTACTAAAGGGTATCCTCACACAGGATACCTTTTATAATACAAAACTTTAATTACATAACCATTTTAAGCCACTTTAATATCACACCCTAACAAGTTGTCACATACCACATTAAAACCCCTCACAGACGCTAAAATATGACCTATATTGATTGATAATTAATTGGAAAGGAGCAACACAGTAGAGACGTTGGGTTAATACGTCTTAATTTTATGCGTTGCAGTAAGCAACAGAAAGAAGGAAAATATGAAAAAACTATTCATATCTCAGCCAATGAGGGGGAAAAGCGACGAAGAAATCATGAAAGAAAGAGAAAACGCTATTATTAAGGCCACTGAAGTGATAGGGGAAGAGGTAGAAGTACTAGAAACATTCTTTGATGATTTTGATCCTGATGCAAAACCACTTGATTATTTAGCGCGTTCCATAGAGTTTCTAGGAAAAGCAGATGTTGCATATTTTGCACATGGGTGGGAAAACGCAAGAGGATGTAAGATTGAACATGAATGTGCTGTCGAATACGGAATTGATAGAATTGAATAAAACTCATTGATTAAGTAAGTCGTAGAAGTACGGCTTGTTTTTATGCTCCGAAATGAGCTTTAAACTATACCAACCCTTGCAGAATGGGATATAAACTTCTGTATCGTAGTGGAGGCACCACAATTAAAAACATGGCGATGGAAAGGAGCAATACATGAATATCTTAGAAAGATTAAAGCTTGAACTAGCAAATAAAGAATATTTAACAGATGAAGAATATAAAGTATTCCTAACAGAGAATGAATTATCATTCGCAACTACATATGATAAAGCCACTATGCAGAAACAATTACTACTTACAGTATTAGATATATTAGAGGTAGTTTCAAATGATGTTGATATTATGCGTAAAGTAGAAACGGAATTTACAACAACTTCCGATGCCTATAAATACCTTGAAAAGAGAATTGCACAGATAAAGGATAGGATTGCAAGTATACCAGATCCAGAGGAAGAATATAGTCCATTTAGTTTGATGTATACTAGGAAATAATCCTTGACAAAGTGATATTAAATCACTTACTCTTGTAGGTGCTTTTTTAATACAGATATTGACATAGAAATTACATTGATATATAATACACGTATAAACCTTAATCTAGCACGTGAAAATAGATAAGGTCGTACGTGACAGTAAAGAAAGTCAGTAGAATCAATGCTTTGATAAGACGATGATGTATCCTTTATCGACATAAGATTCAGGTTCTAGTCCGGGTTAACTGGGTGAGGGTTCAAGTCCCTTCAACTGCATCAATAAAAAGCCTT